CTCGTCCTCAAGGTCGTCATTTTCGTCCTTGGGGGCCTTTTGCTTGTTCTTCTTGTCGGCACCCTTCGCGTTGGAAATGGCGTCTGCCTCATCCATCGCGGGCTTGCCCTTCAGTGCCTCACCAATGAGCTTGACGAGCTTTTCATCGCGCCCGTCGAGCACCTGTAGAAGCTCGTCGCCTGTCATATCATCAATCTCCTTGGCGAGTATCGCCTTAGTGGTTTCGTCGTCATCGTCATCATCATCGTCATCCGAGTCAGAATCGGAATCATCGTCCCCGTCGTCGTCATCGTCAGAATCCGACTCGGGGTCATCCACGCCCAACAGTCCACTGATCACAGCACGGGCAGCCACGAGGGCGCTAATCGAGTCTCCCGATAGTCTTGCACCTGATTTTTCTGCGGTGTCGTCCAACGCTTTCTCTGCTTGCGAAGCAACGGCCTCATGGAAGGCAAGCGTCGCCATCTGCCCGATTGCCGCAGACAAGATGTCCAGCACGCACTCGGCACTGAACGTGTCGAACATGTCATTGCCCTCGCCAGCAGCCACCTCAATGGCCTCACGGTCACGGAACTGCCGCGTCAGTTCATATGCCTGCAGGATCAGATTGGCCGCGTCTGAAGCGATCACAGCGTCCGCTGCTTCCCATTCTGGCGAACCAGGCATAGCAGCAGCGTCGTCTGCAGCAGGTGCGGCAGGTGGTGCACCAGTTACGGAGCCACCAAGGAATGGGTTGTCACCGCTAACGACGCCATCCTTCTCAACAAGCTCGACACTCTTGGTAGCCAACGACCCGTCCGAGTTCCAGTTGTCTGGAATCTTGGACGACAAGTTCAGCGCCTTCGCGCGTGCGATGATGTGCTTGCGAATGGCATCGTGGTCAGCACCGCCGCGACCGACAGCATGGATCGCGTTGTCAAGGTCTTCAGCATCGGCAACAGGGTATGCACCATCAGACATGGCCTGACCGCTGCTGGCCATCTGATCGCGGTCCTTCTGCTTGTACTTCGCCTTGACCAGTTCCTCGTATGCAGCAAGTGCCTTGTCAATCGTGGTGCGACCGTTACCGTCGTCACTTGATCCTGCGAATCCAGACTGCGCGTTCAGTTTGTCAGCAGGTGGCATCTGTCCGTCACTGCCAGTGCCGTTGCAGTCGGGACATGTCTTACCGTCAAGCAGCGTGCCGCTGCCGTTACATGTCGGACAGTCCTTGGCGGTCGGTGTCGGTACACCACTCGCTGCTGTTGCCTTGGCAGACTCAATGAGTTCCTTCTCGGTCTGGCCGACCTTGGGAGCGTTGCCAGTGCCGAGACACTTCGGGCATTTAACGTGACCCTCGCGGATCTTCCCGCTGCCCTTGCATGTAGGACAGTCCTTGCCGTCATCACCGCCGTCATCGTCGTCAGCCTTGACAATCTCCATGTCAAGATTCTCTGCAACCTGTTCTAGGACTGCGCGAACCTCTTCGCTGGCAGACTTGGCAAGTAACGCTTTGAAACCGTTAGCACCTTTGCCCACGAGATGGAGTTCATCGGGATCGATCTCCTCGAACTCCGTGATAGCTACGTCTGTCATGATCAGCTCCTCAAGTGAGCGAGTGTGTCGGGATCGGGCGTGCGCCTTCTGGCTCTACCTTGCGGGGACGCCCCGCCGATAACGCCCTGTTTGTACAACGCCCAAGCATCTGGCGTGAGAATCATTCCGCACAGCCAGTCGCCGGGTTCAATCACCTGTTCTGTCGTTCCATCGGCAGACTTTTCAACCCATGTCGGTCCACGGTAGATATAGTTCTCTACGACCTCGCCGGGATTGTGACCTGGCTCGTGGAACATGCCGAGCTTGCAACCCTTACGCATGAAGTTGAAGCATGCCTGTTCAATCACATCGGGTTGCGCGCAATCACGGTGTCCGTCCTGGGCCACAGAAACATCAGCCTTCATCGCAGGATATGCAACCATCAACACATACCGCTGCTCTTCGTTGGACTTAATAACGGCACAGTCGGTAATCGCACGCGCAGGCGGGGACGGGTCAGGTGTTTCTTCTGGTGTGATGTTCACCGTCAACTTAAAAACGGCTTCGGTCATTTCTGTCCCTTCTGAGGGGTGCGAGTCGCCCACGGAACCAGGACGAGTGCCACGCCTGCCTGAATCATGGCCTGCGCGTTGTTCTTGTCGTTATCTATCGCCACGTCGATCCCGTGTTGCTGGCACCACAGCGCCTTCTGTGCTGGAATATCGCCGGACACAACAACCAACTGGTCCCAGCACTGCGTCACGCCGACCTTGTTGAGATACGCTGCCTTGTCTGCCCACGTGGGACCGCTTGGCGAATCTGGACTGCTACCGCTTACGACGTAGACGCGGTTGCCATCGGCTTTGAGCGCGCACATCAGGTCACAGAATGCTGGCGGATCGCTGGAGATGGAGCCGTCGATGTCAATAAGAAAACTGAGCTGCTTAGGATTCAGCATGGGCGACACTTTCTGTAAACCTTAGATTCCTAACGCAGCACCCCACGCGTCACGAAAGATGCGAGGTATGACAGGTAGCGCCTTGTCGACGCCTGGCTGCAGGTACGGGTAGCCTTGCTGATCATAGACACGGCCTCGACTGTCTGCACCGTGGAATCCAAGTTCAACGCGACGACCGTAGATGACCGTTGGTGCAACAGAAATGGTGTACTTACCCGGTCCGAGCATGACGGGCGACTCAGGAATCAGACTGATGGATTCTCGCAACTTGCCGCCAGGTATCTGCACGTTAGGCTTGTTGCCACCGACGTGCGGCTTGCCGCGTGGGTGACTGCCCTCAAAGTTCTGTCGCGCATTCGCTTGAATCAGGATTGCACCGGTACCAACGGCTTTCCTCGTGGCATCGTTGATACGCTTGATTAGCGCGTCCATGGAGTTGTTGAATCCCTTGGCGTCAATCTTGAATCCGCCAGCCATGATTAACTCTCGTATCCCGTGACGCCGACACTGGTGCAAGAACAGTTGGGGTGTGCTGGCTGGTCTGGACCATCACCAACGTCGTAAGGCGTGTCAGCACTTTCATCGGCGTACTCTAGGCAGACATCGCATGATCCGTCGGACGGTATCCAGCGCCACTGCTCGATACCATTGGCAGCATATGTGTCTTGGTCGGCAGTAGCGAAAGCACGGCAAGTTTCTGTCACCGCGATCATTTGCGCATTGGCAGACACAGCATCTTGCAGCGCGCCAGTTATCGTTTCAATGGTGTCGCCACGTGCCAAGCCATCCGCGAGCACATTGCCAACGCGATCAATCCCGTTGTCAATCGCAGACTTGATAGTGATGCCAGCCCGCTCAAGTAGTTGCTGCAGTCCACCGTTGGCAACGAGGTCAGCGGCTTGGATACTGCCGGGTACCCAGTCATCCCACGATAGCGCAGTACCAATAGCCATCTGTGCGTCGGGTGATATCTGTTGTGCCGCGGCATGCGAGCCTACGGCATAACTCTCGGCAATAAGATCACGCAGGATTTGCGCGGCTGATGACTGTGCTACGGTGACGTTCATTGCAGCAGCAGATTGGGCAATGCCCTGGTCGTCTGCACCACCACCAGCATCAGCGACTGCCTTCGCAGCAGTCTTACGCTGTGCCTCATCTATCGCCTGGTGCAACCCCTTGGTGCTGTGCTTCAGTGCTGCCGTGAGTAACGGGGCGTAGTGGGCTACGATGGCGTCTCTGAGGGCGTCGATGTTACGGGTAGTTAGCCCAGTCGCCTGGGCGTTGCCTTTTGGGTCTGCTTTGACCGCCTTGTTAGCTTTGTCGCCACCCAAAGCAAATCGCACTACTTCATCGCCACGATGTACCGACAGGTAATCAAACGTCAGCGGTGTCAGTGGTAGTGGCTTAGGTAGCGGATCATCAGGGTCTAGATAAGCAAGCGTGATGTGGGGCATGAAGTCATGTTCACTAGCACTCAGGTCTTCCAGTGCTTCGCGCAAGTCAGTAATGCCAGCAATGTTGGGCACAACATACACTGGTTTCAGTCCGTCGCTACTTGCCGATGGAGCAAACGACGCAATGCCGCTGATGGTACCAGTCAAAGGTCCGGGCGCGTCCTTCGCTGCCTTACGGGCTGCATCGCATGCTTCAGCAAATGACTTATCGTCAACGTCTGGACCGAGATAAACGACCGTCAGGTGAAAATCTGTGATTCCACCAGATAGCGGAGTAATCACACCGTCAGGCACGTCAAGAGATATCATGCCAGAACGTGGATTCAGGTCGTACGCCTGTACACTCTTTACCGCGCCGAGCAGGCTCCAATCTGTACTTTGTACTTCAACACGCACCGCACTATTCCCAACAATGTCACTAGGCTCCCACCATGCAGCAGCAGCAATCTCGCTAGTGTCGCGATCTGTCACGTCATCGAGGTCAATGTCAGACTCGTGCTTGATTTGCAGAACGAACGCTTGGTACGTACCGTCAGGTGTGAGCCATGAGCCGGTGATGTCACCTTGAGGAAGTGGCAGGCCAACTTCGGCTTGCCATTCCCTGGTAGCACCAGAGAACGCGTCCTCGCCTTTGTGACACTGGCCGCCGGGCCATTCCCATGTGCCCGGTGCTAGATGGTCGTCGTTCACGCGCTGCACCATGAGAACACGGCCGGTATCGGCGGCGAGGACGATTATGCCAGCAGCGTCGGGTTGGGCGTTGACGACGGACTTGATAGCATCGAGATCACCAGCACGTCCGAGGTCGTTTAGATGTCTGCCCTGTACGCTGGCCACTGCGGAGAACGAAAAGTCGCGCCAGCTTCCGCGGTCGATGCGTGCCTTGGCGAACTTGACGAATGACTTGAGTTCCTTCTCTGCGTCCGTGTCGGATTCGCTCTTGGAATCGCTGGCAGATCCCTTGCTTGGACTTGATCCTGTAAGCTCAGTATTTCCGTCAGAGTCTGTCGAAGTTCCTCCAGCTGCGCTACCAGTTGGCTTGCGTCCGCCGTTATCGTCAGGTGTACTTCCGTTGGCATTAGCGTCTGTGCCTCCATTGTTTGCGGCAGGTGGTGGAACTGGGGAACCGTCAGGTGCGGTCGGTAGGGGCTTGCCGTCGGGACCGACAAATACTTGCTTCGGTGGCTCGGGAGGGTTCAGGGTGGCTTCGGTGTTGGCGTCTTGAACGGCTAGGGTGCCCTTGAGGAATACTGGGCCTTGTGCTCCGGCAATGAATGGTTCGTCGGCTTCAGGCATCGAATACAGGGGCAAACCATTCTTGGCTCGCCAGTCGTTCAGCGTGATGCGACCGTTGTTGACGGTCTGTGTGTCTGCGTTGGCCTGTTGCAGAATGTCCTGTTCTGAACCGCCGGTGTCTTGACACGTCGCAGTAATCTCGCGACCGATGCCAAGGTAACGGCGGGCGAGGTCATTCTGTACGTCGATCAGGAAGTTGACGAACGCCTCGGTGACAAAGTGCTCGGTCTGGTCCTCTTCGCCTTCCATCTGGCGACCGCCAGATAGTCCGGCCTTTGCTTGTACGCCTAACTGTGTCGCAGGGACGCCGAACTTGGACCCCATCTGGATGATGAGAAAATTGTCATAATCTGACTTGTAATGCTCATCAATCTGCGGTGGCCACATTGGCTCTATACCCGGAGGCAACAAGAATGCTTGCTGACGACGATTGATCTGACCGCTCAGGCGGTTATTCATCGTGTCTTCGTAACCAAACTGCTGCTCGGGTGTCCAACCAGTCGGGTTGTCCTTGTCCATCTTGTAGTACGTCCTGGGCGACATTCCGTAAACGTATTCAGACCTCATCCACGCCTGACGCTGCAGATACGTCGTAGCGACTGTCATGACTTCTTCGGTCGGAGGATAGCCATAGACAGATTCGGGACGCGGACGACGTTTGTAATAAGCCAACTGGTCGCTGGCGAACTCACCCTCTACGGGACCATCGCCAGCCTGGAATTCTCCACGCGGAAAGCCGTACAATATCTGCTGAAACGCAGGGGCAGGAGGCTCAGGAGGAAAGCCTTGGTTGTCAAGTAATATCTTGATCGTGCTCGTGTCAATCGGTGCTAACGCGAAAAGATCGCCGCCAAGTGTTCGCTGCGGGTACACACATATACCGTCGTAGACCAAGGACTGCCAAATGATCTCCGCGAGCCACTGTGAGAACGAGTGCTTGCTGCGCTGGTCGGGGCGCTCAAAGAACGACTTAACGCGATCAAGCTCAGTGCCGTATTTGTCGGCAGCGAGGGCCATAGCGCGCGCGTGATTTTGCTCGCCCGATTCGTTCATTATCTGTTCAACGAGCGAGTCGCTGTATCCCCACGACCAATTGCGACCACAGATGCCGTCTTGTACGAGTTGGATGCACCGATTTACCACGTCGCATTCTTCTGCGATCCACTTCAGCGCGGTCCACGGCAACGCACGGTCCATGAGCTGCAAGTTAGCTGCAACTAGGTACTGTGCTCGACGCGGCATAGCGCGCCCAGCGGGACCAAGTGCATCTATCGCGTCAGGGAAGAGTGGTACGCCCGGACCAAAGCCAGAGTTGAAATCACCCAGAGGACGAGGCAACGGCACATATCCCGGCACTTGTCCTGCCGTCTGTGCAAACGGTGACGACGGGTTGGGAATGTACGTAGCACCGCTAACAGCGCGGCCCTGCGAGTTGGCAGCGGCCGCGACAATATCGCGACTCATCGCCTTCTCGACGCCCGCCTCAACCGCTGCACTGAGTGCAGCCTGTTTGCGTTCTGTACGGCGCGACAGGATGGGGATGGCCAAAGTTGTCCCCTCCTTAAAGGGTACGGAAACTTACCCTATGGGTAAGCTAAGTGGCTCTTAAACCTCTTGCAGCAAGAAGGGAGTCCACTCGGGCGATACGGCATACAACAAAAGTCTCGCGTGCGCGCCGCGCGGGCGCGTGGGCTTGTGCAGGAGCGGCATCTTGGCCTGCTCTGGTGTCTTTGATCCCTTGCGGTGGTTGCAACGACGACACGCGGCCACGCAGTTCTCCCACGTGTGGGGTCCACCTTGGGCACGCGGCACTATGTGATCCATTGTGTCTGCCGGGTCATTGCAGTAGGCACAGACACCGCCGTCACGAGCAATGACAGTGCGTGTCGTGAGCGGAATGCTACGACCGCGGGGTACATTCACGAACCGCCTAAGACGCACGACGCTGGGCAACGTGAAGTTCACATATTGACTGTGCACAACGGTATCGCTGTCGAGCACGACATCCGCTGTCTGATCTAACACCAGCAGCAACGCACGCCGCGCATCACAAACATGCAACGGTTCTCCGCTGGCGTTGAGTAGTAACGATCTGACCTGTCTACCAGGTGGCATGCTCCAGTCCTCTTTTCGTCCTGGTGGAGGGATTCGAACCCTCAACGCGTGGTCCTTGAAGCCACCGCCTCTGCCGGTTGGGCTACACCAGGTAGCGTTATGACATCGTAGTCCAGAGCCAACGACGTGAGTCGAACACGCAACAACGAAGGTACGAGCTTCGCTTCCATCCGTAGGAACTCGCTGGCAAGCGGCCGTTCTTGTTAAACCGGGAACATGCCCTAAAGCCGGTCGTGCGGATGGTGGGACTTGAACCCACATGCCTAACGGCAGTCGCTTTTAAGGCGACCGTGTATACCAATTCCAACCACATCCGCGTAGCACCCCTGGCGGGACTCGAACCCGCATCATACCATTACGGTTACTTGCTTAGAAGACAAGACCGATACAGGGGCATTCGAGGCGGTGGTAGGACTTGCACCTACGTCCTTCGGCTCCACACCGCTTGGTCGCGATATCCCGAGTCGCACGGGGGCAAAGTCCTTATGAGAGACTTCTAGTACTCCACCTATCGCGGGGGTGACCGGCCGGTTACGCTCCGGCTCCTTGTGGGCCACATCCACACGTGTCTGCTATTACACCACGGCCACAGTCCGCGTGGAGGTAGTCGAAACCCCACCAAGTCCTTGTAAGAGACTGGCACTCCCGTTATGCAACACGCGGTTGGTGCTCCTACCCGGACTCGAACCGAGAATGCCTGCTTAAAGGGCAGAACCGTTGCCATTACGATCATAGGAGCAATAGTAGGCGACCAGGGAATCGAACCCTGTATCAGACCATATCAGAGTCTGCGATTGACCATCTTCTTCGTCGCCCGTGGTGGTCCCTGTCGGCATCGAACCGACCTTTCGAGTTCTTCGGACTCGCGCTAATCCGTCTCAGCTAAAGGACCATAGTGCGGGCCGCGGGACTCGAACCCGCATGGACCGTATTACCCTTTCAACATTTCATAAGAATGAGGGGATACGCCCGCAATGGAGCCGATGGCAGGAGTTGAACCCGCGTCTGGTGAGTACAAAACACCTGTACTTCCGTTGTACGACACCGGCAAAATGTCGCCCCTAGTCGCGTCGAAATCCTTGGGGTAGCTAATCCCAACCTGCTGCGGTTACCAAGTGCAGCCACGACCAATGGAACCCTCCGCGTACGAGTAACGCGGCACCAGTCACGGACTATTAACCGTTGTCAGGGGTGGGGCGACAGCTCCGAGGGTAGGAATCGAACCCACGCGCACTGGGTCCAAGGCCCAGCTACGAAACCAACATCGTACCTCGGAATGGAACGGCTGACCCGACTCGAACGGGCGTATTCAGGGTGGAAACCTGACGCTCTGCCTCTGAGCTACAACCGCATGGAGCGACTAGCGGGAGTCGAACCCGCACTTGCACCATGGCGAGGTGCCGTCATAGCCACTAGACCATAATCGCATTGGAGCGCAGGGTCGGAATCGAACCGACGAAAATGCGGGTTGCAGCCGCACGCCTTCCCATTCAGCCACCTACGCACAGCTCCGGCGGGAAGAGTCGAACTTCCATGATGAGCACCTTAACGGGATGCTGGCTTGCCATTAGCCCACACCGGAATAGTGCAGCCACGGAGAGTTGAACTCCGACCTACAGGCTGAGAACCTGTCGATGCTTCCGTTAATCTATGGCTGCGTCTCCCCCTAGAAGCATCACCAGCGAAGCGGGAGAGGCCGCTAGGGGGTTACGTACTGCGGACGGGCCTCGAACCCGCAAGGTGTCCTGCTTGAAGGGCAGGCGAGTCTTCCATTTCCTCCACCGCAGCAAACCTTACATCCACACCAACTGTTCCACCGTCGCATTGATCGACAACCCGACGAACGACAGCAACAGGATCAGACCCATGAACACCAACGACACTACGTCAAGTTGTACCGTCAGGAATAGCGGGATCGCAAGTACCCATGCGAGACGGTAGACCCATGACTCTATGTGTTGCAAGCGGTCAATCATGTGGCTCCTTTTGTTGCAGCGGAAAGTCGGCGAGTCGGACGCCATGGCTTGCACCACCAACGCGCTTCCAACGCGTGCCCATCACCGTCAGGGTTGACTTTCCATGGCGCAACGCCTACACGCGCAGTGCACAGCGCCACCTCCACCCACTTCCTCGGCGTTGCAGCGGATGACGGGCCATTCGAAGACCAAGCCGTGAAGCTCACACCGCTTTCGAGGCGGGTCTGGTTCCCTGTCCAGTTCATCATCCAGAGCGGTAGGGTGAGAGCACGATTCCCAGGCCAAGAGGCCCCAGACGGGTTCAAGCCGTCGCCGCTAACCCTGAACGGTTACCCTACCGCGGAAGACGGGATACTCGAAAACCACACCTTGCAGTGCGCACTCGTTAGCAGCGAGGCCCGGCACCCTGTCCGGTTCGTCTTCCTTAGCGTCGCCGGTGGGACTCGAACCCACATCTCCCATTACGGCTACCGACTTAGGAGGTCGGGCCGGTACGACGACATGGAGCCTACGCACAGAGTTGAACTGTGATCTCTGGTGTACCACGCCAGGACTCTTCCGCTGAGCTACGCAGGCAATAGGTAGAGCTTCCCACACTCCCGAGTGCGTACATTCACCCGGCTACGTCGTAAACGACGGGTGTACCAGATGGCGTTGGCTGTCATGGCTGGTGGTAAAACGGCTCGTACCCCCGGCACGATTCGAACGCGCGTCTCCTGATCCGTAGTCAGGTGCTACAAATCCACTCAGCTACGGGGGCATGGCGGAAATGACGGGATTCGAACCCGCGGTCTGGACCTTGACGGGGTCCCGAGGACGGCCAACTCCTCTACATCTCCATGGCTCCAAGGGGAGGATTCGGACCCCCGACATCGACCTCCAGAGGGTCGCGTTCTTCCGCTGAACTACCTTGGAATGCGTCGCTTGAAGCCCCAAGTCGGGGTCAAGCAATGACAATTGGCACAAAGAATCCGCAGATTCTCGATCCGATTATCTGTATCATTACCGTTGATGTGGTCTACTTGTAGCGGAGCTGGTTCACCCTGCCATTCGCTTATGCCACAACGTGAACATGCTTCGTCCAACAGTCCCGCACCAACCAACCGACGTCGTAAGGTTTCACCCGCTGGTTTAGAACCTATGATGAGGTTTCTGGCGGCCCAGACGTCAAAACTCACAGGGTGCCCGCGTCCGCCTCGTCGCCAATGCGATGTGTCAAGACCTAATCGTTGACAGTGTCGACGCAAAGACGGATACTGACTGCCAGCTACACACAAACCCAGCATAGACATCACGTCTGCCATGGACGTTGCGGCGGGTACGGCGGTTTTTAAATCGTCGTCCGTCCACGTGCGATGTGCTGGCATTGTGTCGCTTTCCTTTCCGTCGGGGTGCGGGTAGTCGAAACCCGGCTTCCAGCTCCCAAAGCTGGTGTGCTTCCGTAACACTTCACCCCGGTAGTCCGCCACGAGGGACTCGAACCCTCAACTCAAGCTTAAGAGGCTTGCCGGTTCCGCTGTTACCGCAGTGGCGGGTAGTAGGTCCGGAGAGATTCGAACTCTCACATCGCCGGGTCTAAGCCGGAGTCCTCTGCCGATTGGGATACGGACCCTCAGTGGAGAAACGGGGAGTCGAACCCCGGACTTTTGGTTGCAGGCCAAATGTGTTACCGCTAGCACTATTTCCCCATGGAGCCGCCAGCTGACATGGTAGAACCAGCCCGACCTATTACGGGATCGGTGCTGACGGCTTCGTCACAGCGGTGGGAGTCGAACCCACGTAGCACAAGGCGCTGGTTTTACGGACCAGAGCAACAATCCGACAGTTGCCTCACTGTGTAGACTACGATGTCAAGGACCACATCGACTGTACTGCGGCGACGCCTTCTCAGATGCTGGCGCGTTCCCTGAGTAGGAGGACCTACGGCACGGAACATTACCACGTGCACGCGTCACTTGTCAAGTCACAACCCGCACTCTGGGGCAGTCTGCCACGCGTGCCACGGGTTGCCCCACACCCTCAGATCATAATGCCACAGTGCCAACGCGGCAGCATCCTGTACCGCTGGTGACGCTTCATTCGGCACGCCCACGAAACCAAGCGATTGCCAAGTTATCTCACTGAACTGGTAGGCCCCACCATCTGGTTCGTCACCTGAAATCTGGTAATCCCCGCCAGACTCATGCTCCCTGATGCATGCCCAGTCCGCTGTTGTGGTCGATGTGGCATCCGTCATGGGACGTGATACCGAAGCGACTGGCAAGGTAGTCGTTGTCGTCAGTCTCGTGGCAAGTGCAATCACAGAAGGCGTTGAACCTACCCGGCTGATGTGACCCTGCGTACGTGCCGCAACCACGTGGTGAGCAACGCGCACAGGGACAACCCGCGAACCTGACAGAACCACCACGATCGTCAGTAGTAGCGCTCCCGCGCGGCGGTGCATTCATCGCACCCTTCTTCCACCACGGTAGTAGTCGAACACGTCACCGATCCTGATTGCTCGTGTCATGGTCATCTCCGTAGGCTACACGGCACCGTAGCGCCGCGTCAAGTATCTAGCGGTTGCCCCATTCTCATCCCTCAACGTGCCGCATCACGTAGCCGTGCACGACGTGCTCGTAGCACGGCAGGCAGGCAGGTACGTCAATGCTGATCGGACGTTCCCACGTCCCGTAAAACTTGATCGTCTGCAACAACGGGATGAGCCCGTCGTTCGCGACGCCTTCCCACACTGCTGACGTAACACCCAGTGTGTGCGGTGACAGCAGGTCATCGAAAGCCACGACGCCACCGGGGACAAGCAAGTCCTTGGCAAGCAACAGGTCTAGTCGCACCTGTTCGTACGCGTGCGACCCGTCGATGTGGATGAAGCGGAATGTGCGCTCCAGCCCGTAGTCACGCAGGTCAGATGACGGCGCCGCGACAATCTCGGGCAGTGCGTCATGGAAGCGACAGTAGTTCGCTTCGAGCATCTGACGATTGAAACCAGGAGCGTAATAACGCTGACGTTCGGCATCATCCTCTGGACTCGTCATAGTTCCTTCAAACAGGTCACAGACGATCAGTCGCTCATCGCTTTGGCGCATGTACCCGAGCATGATCGCACTCGTGCCCTGGTAACATCCGATCTCCAACAGGTCACCGGTGATGCCCTCACGACGCTGGCACACATCGATCGCGTCGAACAACATGGCGTCTCGCTGCGTGAACCACCCTGACACGGTGGTACGCCCGTTGACGATGTAGTCACCGCGATTCATCGATGACACCACTTGGCGTTCATGCGTGCAACGATTTCACTCACGCTGGCCCATCGCTCAGGACCGGTTGCCGACTCGTGATGAGTGACTACGCTCTCGGCAACGTAGGCAATCTTCCAACCCGCTTCCTTGACTTGTAGGTCAAGGTCTACGTCATCGTACGTGTTCGCGAACTGCGGATCGATCGGGCACTGCAACAGCACCGAGCGGCGGATGGCCATGCACGCGCCGGTACACCCGTCTTCGTCACTATTGGATGCGTGCCAATCCTTGCGATTCTCACCACCAGCAGACCCGTTACCGTGCCAGGTTCGGATGCAGGCGCACTGAATCTCGCCAGAGGGATACACGAGCGTAGGCCCAGCCATCGCAACCCGCGGATCGTCAAACGCTGCCAGGAGCGGTTCTAGCCACCCCTCATGCGGCGCGGTATCGCAATCGAGGAACACGACAACATCTGACCTGGCTGCACTACCCCCCAAAATTTTAGCGCGGGCGCATCCAATGTTTTCATGCTGACGAAATATGGCGCCCAAATGTCCAAGCGTCTTCACCTCGTAGCGTCCCGTGTTGTCCACGAGGATCACGGTGTAGTTGCCGACCGTGTTGGCATGGATCGCAGCTAGGCATTCATCAGTGAGTGCGGGGTCGCCCCAGATGGGCACGACAATGCTAACCGACAGGTCGCTCATTGCCACGCCTTCAGGTAGTCCTCCAACGCGTCTCGCCACGGTCGCATTGTGTTCTTACCTTGCAAATCCAACACGTAGTTGCGCATGGCCTCGCTTGTCGGACGTGGTGCAAAGAACCGCTCGCTAAAGAACGACGACGACGCGGGACGCAGTGCAATGTCGTAGCGACCGAGAATGTCGAGTATCGCACGCGCCACGTCATAACGCGAGCAACTACCAGCGTTGACTGTGTGGTATGTGCCGTAGTCACCTGACCGAATCAATGTCTCGAAGCACGCGGCAAAGTCTGGCGCGTACGTCGGGGAACCGAACTTGTCACTGACGGCATGTATCGTGTCAACGCCATCGTGAATCTGAGTCATGACGTGCGAGACGAACTTGTGATCCTTGCCGGGACCGCCGCTCATCATCCACCCGCAACGCATGATATAATGATTTGGTACGAACTGGCGCACGAACCTCTCACCCTCGTACTTCGTCGCGCCGTAGACGTTGATCGGATTTGGCGTGTCGAACTCTGTGTACGGTTCGCGCTGGGTACCATCGAACACGCCAGCAGACGAGATGTAGACCATCGGGATACCGGTCTTGCGACACTCCAATGCCACGTTCTTGGTGCCGATTGCATTGGTAAGCCATGCATGGTCGGGAACATTCTGGCAGACTTCCAAGCTTGTCTCGGCAGCTAGATGCGCTACCAGATCGATCATCGTGCGGTGCATCCAAGCATGTACATCAGACGGACGGCGCACGTCAAGATCGTCAATGTCCGTCGCCAACACGTGATGTCCGTGCTCGCGCAGTGCAGGCACGAGCACACTGCCGGTCATACCCATCGCACCCGTTACAAGAATACGCACTAGATTAGCGGGTTGCCGGACATGAACGGTATCGGATCGTAAACAGATTCTTGACTCATCCTCGCATCCCATACTTTTCGCAATGCGTCTGTGTCAAATCCCTCTAGGCACGTCGTGTGCGCGCTAGCACCTGCATCACGGGCTATCGGGTCTAGCATGAGATTCTGCTTGTGAATCTTGGCAACGAAGTGCTCGAAGCCGCGGTACTTCCACTCGCGTACGTCAAGTACGTCAAGCACGCCAGCACTAGGCACCGAGCACTCATGATTGCCGTTCGTGACCGTCACGCCAGGCGACCAGCGAAAGGCCACCTTCTTGAGCATTGACTGAGGATCTACAAAACGATGCTCCCAATCAAGTTGTTGCCAGACGGTCAGGTAAAGCTTGCTGTGCGGGCATTGGTTCAATGCCTCAGCGGCCGTACCACCACTGGAGGCATACACGAACTCGTCTACGTCCCCGGCGATAATCCATGTCGCACCGTCAGCGCCGGCTTGTGCAATCTGTCGGTTCATCCAGTACGGCTGGCGGTGATACCGCTCATGATCCTCTGTGACGACAATCTGTCCGGTCTCGGCCGCTAACCGTCGCAAGATATCACTTGTGCCGTCAGACGACATCTGGTCCGTCGTGTAGACGCGATCGACACCCTGTTCAAGTGCGTGCCGAAATGACGCCTCAACGATGTCGGCTTCGTCCTTGCATGTGTAGACGGCCACGATCAACGACGCTCACCCTTCCATATGTCATCGTTGGACACCATGTCATGTGTCTCGTTGACCTTGTTCCACAGAGCGATACGCGCCGCGTCACCACAGCAATCGTGGAACTCCATGCACAGATACCGCACGCGGCGCATTGTCTCAACAGATGCTGCGTTGAAAATAGCGAACTCGGCACCCTCGGTATCTACCTTGAGGATGTCAACAACGGGATATGGTTGCAACGCCTGATCCAGCGTGATACACGGGACAACTTGTCTGCGTTGCTGACACATAGACGAGTCACAGATCCCAGCGTCATCGCAAACGTGCGTCAATCCTTCACGTGCCGAAATGGTGACGGTGCCGGTCGAATCGTAAATAGCGATGTTGTGTGGCGATGCATTGCAAGCATTCGCCGCTAGATTCTCTAACAACAACGCGTAGTTGTCATCCTCGGGTTCATATGCGACCGTGAGTGCTGCGGGATAGTGGCGCGCAATGAGCACCGTGAATGCGCCGATATTGGCACCGATGTCTACGACGACCGTCGTGTCGGGTCGATCCCACACACCATAAGTGTCGACATCGCCCAGCAGTTCATCACACACCAACTTGTCGCTATTGGACCACGACCTCATGGCGATGTGATAATCGTCCATCAGGCGATCAGACTCAGCCAGTGAGCTACAGCCTCACAGTGTGTGCCGGAATACGCACTGTTCACGTACGCGTACGCTTCGTCTGGTCCCATCCAACGGTCGAATCCAATGGATCGCAAGCGGTCGATCAGCACAGCCTCATCGTGCGCTATCTCGGGGATGACACGACCGTGAAAGTCGATCATGGCGTCACTGATCTTCCAAATCTCGCCCGTGTCGATCAGGTTGTTGAGAATCGGAGTTTCAGCACCCTCGCAGTTGAACTTCATGATGTTACGGTCATCGGCTGAGATGTGCTCGCGGAAGAACTCGGACGCTTCAACCATGGCACACGGTGTAACGACACTTGGATTCGCTGGACCCGCGTTTACAAGGTCAACCTTGGAAGGATACAGGGAAGACTCGCGAATGTCATTTGCACCATAGATGTCCATGGTTCCCGTGTGATCAAGCAGCCCGTAATGACACAGCGTCACGCGGTCGTTGCCCTGATAGGTCTGTACGAGTTGAGCGAACTGTTTGGGCATTGGCTCGAAAGCATAGATGTGCTTGAACCCATACTGTGGCTTTACGACTTCCTCAAGGGTTCCGCCGTCATGCGATCCACAGTCAAGAAATACCGCTCCGTCAAACATTTGCCACCCTTCCAAACCCCGATTATTTTCGTGTCGTCTGGGATGACCGAATACGGTGGGACGATCGCACCTGCCGCAACCGTCACGTTGTTGCCGATCTTCACCCGCTCGCAGATGGTGGAGTTGGCACCAATGAAGCAAGCCTCGCCAGTCTCGACATTGCCGGCGATTGTGGCACCAGGACCAACCGAACTGTACGCTCCGATGTGGCACCGCGTCATACTTGCGTGGTAGTTCACATGGACGTGCTGGTCCAGCGTTACTGAGTGCAACAGGCAGGCCAGTGGTGCAATCACGACACCATCGCCTAGACTGACGTTCGGTCCGATGATGGCAGACGGGTCAACAAGTGCAGGTGCCGCGCCAAGATACCCGTAACGTTGCGCTAGTTTGCGTCGTTGCTGCGGGTCGTTAATGCCGATGATGATGGCACGCTTTGCCTCGCGCAACGGCAGGAGATGCTTGCTTGGATCATCGTCATACAATGTCTCGCACCCGCCAGGATAGACGCGTGCCAGAATGGCCAAGATGTCGGACGCGTGATTGCCGCCCGCACACAGCAGGTCAGGCATAGGTCACCACCTGTACCCCGATGACCGCGCGTAGCCTACGTGGCGACACAGGGGAGGATCGTACATGCCGCCAATGAAGCTCGACCTGTAACCCTGCGGCCTGAGCGCGTCCATTATCTCAGTCTCCAGAAAGACCGACACGTTTGCAAGTGCGAACTCCATGATCCGTCGCGGGATGAGTGACGGGCTGAAAAAGAACAGCCAGTCAGTATCAATCCACGTCAGGTCGCCTGCGTGATGTTCAGCATACAGTGGCGGCTGTATCTCAACCCAGCCACCACCGGCCATCTCTTGCTCGTTGCCCAGACGCTTGAGTCCGATCTGACACAAGTGCGGTTGCGATTCCAGCAGTTCAATCATCGGGGACAGACTAACATCTGACACGATCTGCATATCGTCTTCGGTCGCAAACGCGTAGTCCACGCCAGACCGAACTACCGTTGCGAACGCTGTGCGAACACCGCCAGACATGCCCTGACGCTCGGGATGGTGGATGCACTCAAACGTCGGGAACGTCGCGTCAAGCCAGTCGGCATACTCTTTGTCGCCAGAGTCGTCCACGATGAAACGATAGGTGAAGTCACAGTCGATGTGCGACAACGAGGCGATCGATTGTTCAATGTATTGACGACGACCGTCGCAACGTAGAACTAGAGCGATGCTCACAACGGCACCAGTTCGATCGTGACTGTCGCGCCAACCGGTAGTTGCTTGCCCTTCTTGGTCGCACTCGCGTAGTCGACGGAGTGCTCGATGCGCGCTAATCCCCAGCCTTCACTCTGGAGTTTTGACAGGTAATGGATCGCCGCGTCAATCGTGTCCGGCGCGTCCATGCGGCGCTTGGTCACCTGAGTATCCCCTGCGCATAGTCGTACAAGCGCGTGCCCTCGCCGAAAAGTTCCGCGTACGTGTCAGGCTTGGTGTCACGCCAGTAGGTGAGCGAAGCGCGGATATTCTGGCCCCAGTCACTACGGGGACGAATGGCACTGTGCTCAATGCTGCCAGGGATCTCGGCAATCCACTGCTCGCTGCCGGTAGCGTCGGGGAAGTAGAACGCGCCAGCACCCGGCATGAATCCCGCGTGGATCAGTCTCATCTCGTGTTCCACGTGCTCAAAACTGTTCAGCATGTTCTCATCGAACAAGCCGACCGACTCTAGGCATTGCCGCGAGAAGATGGTGAACGCACCAATCGAATGCGGCCAGTATGTAATGGGACCGGCGGCATCGCCGGGGATGCCAGAGTTTGCGGGGCCGTGCGCGTGAAACGAAAGATGATGCATGCCTGTCGTCTCGCACGCGTCCACGTACTTGGTAATGACCTTGCTGTTCTGGACGAGGATGTCGTCCTCGATCAGCACCAACCACTCTGCACCTGTGTCTAGCATGGCACGCAGCAAGTGATTCTTGCTCTTGGCGACGCCTTCGTTGATGGGCGCTTCTTGAACAGTGCAATCAAGCCTTGCGAACGCCCTTTTGTATTCCCCTCGGAACTTGACATCACTACCATCATTGTGTACGAACACAGGATGCGGCAGAGGCTTCAGTGATCGAAGGCATTTGAAGAGGTAAGATGGGCGATTGCACGTAGTAACGCCGATCGCGACGAAGGTCATGCTAGTTCCCTGAACACGTTGTCCCACTGGACCCACTGCGTCTTGATGTCAAACTCGAACGCGTGTTCGCGGTTCTTCTGTCCCTCTACCCGTCGCACATCGGGTTCCAGCAACTCCATCAGGTGATTCTCCCACGTCTTGGGCTTCCAGTTCTTCGCTAGTCTACCAGCACCGCCGTGCTCGACAAACCAACGCTGTTCTGGAAGATCAGAGACGATGAAGGGCAGACCGCAGGCAGATGACTCCAAAGCCTTCAAGTGGCTCTTCGCCCGCGAAAACTTGCAATCCTCTAACGGAATCAAGCTAATGCGCAGTGGTGCCCATAGTTTAGGATACTCAGCAATGTGACATAGCGGGGCAGTTAGACACTGAATCTGTGTGGAGTCAATGCCCGCGAGTGTCCACGCTTTGGGTACTCCTGGCACGTTACTGTCGCCGCCATGATAAAAGCGCAGACCATAGTCCAACATGATTTCAGCCAGCCACGGTTTGAGTTGCTGTAAGTCTCGCGCTCTCCATTGAACGCCGCCAATCCAACCTAATGTAGAGTCGTCGGCGGCATCAAGTTGCGGCCATCGTTCCATGTCTATCATGTTGCGGCACAGATAGACAGGAACCTTGAGTACCTTCATCTCTGTGTACAGCGCCATGGTCGATACTGTCACAGCCGAACATGCAGCTAGGTTGCGATAGTAGTGAACGCGGTTAAAGGTAGGATTCTCTTTGGGATCGGTCGTCTGATGCGCAATGTTGGAAGACGGAAGCACGGCAAAGCTGTCATCGAGATCTTGCATCACGATCTGTCCGGTAGCGCGTGCTTTGCGAGTGATGTCGTCAAACCCTTCGCCCATGTGCCGCTGTAGCCACACAATGTCTGGGTCGCGCCACTCGCCGTCTGTGTCCATCATGCGCAGATGTCCGTCGGGGGCGCCATCTAGTCGCCACGACAAGAACGTGTCATACCCGTGCTTCTGCAATTCCAAGGCTGGCATAGCGCCGCGACTGTAGAAGGTTCCTCCAAACGTCAGAGCCTTCTTGCCCTGCACGAACTCAGGTTTGCCCGTGATCCGAGACTTGTCGGGGTCGGGCACCGATTCGCTGGTCCAGTCGGTTGAGAACCACCCCACAGAGGTCACGCTGCTAGATCCTTACGAACCACACCGGTGGCATGTACTACGCCACCCTCATCTTCCCACCGCTCAAGATGCTCGGGATGCTGCGTGAGGACTACGCGCGTATATCGCGGATCTGCCAGCGGAGATTCGCGCGGTGGCCATTGCCACGACCCGTTGAACTCGCCCTCCGGCGCATCAACAACATGCACGGTGTCGTTCCCATTCAAAAACGCCTGCCCGCTCACCGCCCAGTGCGACAGCGGGAACGACCACTCAATCTCCTGATCCGGCATGTAGTCACGACACACAGCCAGCTCGGGATCGTACACCCACGGCTTGACCGCCACGATCAGCAGCGGCACGACATCGCCGCGATGATGCTGATGCCCCTCGTGCCACTGCACGCCGCTCTGTCGATGCTCTAGCATGTGCTCGTGTGCACGTACGCGTAGCCAGTTGGATGCGCTGGCATCTTCGCGGGTAAGACGGTAATTCACTATTCGACCGACTGTCGGCTCCATCGTGTGCCCTCCTTGTTTCGGGGCGGTTTAGAGTCCGTTAGAGATTCCGCTAGGACCGTTTCTAAGCACTAGGGGCAGTTACGATACGATTTAGGGCGCAAACAGCGTCCGCGGTCACGTACTACGGGTTTCCTGCCATCCTCGTGCAGCATGCCAGACGCCACCGGCGTCCTGAATCAGCGCAGATACGTAGTGCGGGTCAAGATGTTTCGCGTTGTAACTGGGCGCGCCACTGCTTTTGCCGCTGCCCCAGTGCAGGTTGGCAATGCCATTGGTAGCAAAATGCTCACAGCAAAACGACCCGTCAGGCATGACGGCGCGGCAATGAGCCTGAGCCATTGATCGCCACTTGCGACCACAGTGCCCGCAGGTGGTCACTTCACCACGCGTCGCAACTTGTAACTGTCACATTTCGGGCAATGGTTCAGATTCGCGTCCCAGTCGCACTTGTCACAGTGCCAGTAGCGGGTCACTTTGGGCATGCCGCCCGCGACCAAGTACCCGCCAGCCTTGAGCGCCTTCACGTCTACGGGATCAGTCACGTTGATGAAGCCCTGCCTGTCCGCGTCGTAACTCTTGCCCGTGGCGCCACTGGTGGCACCCTGGCACCCCGACGATGAAAAGTACATCTTGGTCATCTAGCAGGTCACCGAGTTGATGTTGACACCAGGATTGGTGATATTGGTCCCCGTGCCACACCAGATCGGAGAGTACCCCGGATACGGCGTGTACGGCCACACCTGCCACGGCGTGTAGGGTGTGTACGGATACCACCAGTTAGGTGGCGACGGGTAGCGCCTTCCGCAGCAGGGACAAAACCCGCATGCGGGGCACAGAGAGTTACTAACGCCGTCCACGACACCACCAGTTGTGATGTCGGGTGTGTAGGTGTTGTTTGAGCAGTTACAAGTCTCTTCCATGTGCGCTCCTTTGTTTGCGCTAGACTGGATACCACTGGCCGAGAATCGTCGCTGTGATGCCCGTCGTGTTCACGATGAAGTAATACCCGCTGGGCACGTACGCGCTGATGGGCACGATGTTGGTGTCCACGGATGTCCAACCAGTCACGATCTTTTGCGCGGCCGGAGATGAAGCAGAACCGACGCCAACGGAGATGGTGCCTACCGATGCCGCGGTCACATTCAGGTAACAACCAATCACTGCGTCGTATCCGAGTCCATTGTGGACGGCAGCACCAGCAGTGATGGCAACAGATGCAGAACTGGCAGCAGGCGACACCGAGGCAGAGACAACAGGATTGAGCGGGTCTGTAACGTTGACAGCAATGCCAGTACCGGCTACGATGGACTCGATGCCCTGAGTCTGTGTGTTGGTGATCGTGACATTACCTGCACCGCTTGTAGGAGAGACGCCAATGCCAGTACCTGCGATGATCTTCAGAACCTCGCCACCGCCACTAGGTGGCGTACTGGTCTGTAAGAACGACGTGCCGGGTTGTCCCGCTACACCTCGCTGCGTGCACGGCCACTCGTCGCCGTTCACGTCGGTCGTTGACTGTCCAACCTCCCAGATCCCATGTACGGGAGGACCGGCATAGGTGATGTACTTTTCAGGCATTATGCGCTCCTAGCCGTTGATCTGGTTGCCGACGACAGACACGACGTATGACGGTGTGCCGGATGAAATGAGCTGGACAATGCTGCCGAACATCCCGTCATGGCGGACGTTGACTGGAATGCCAGCAGCGGCAGCACAAAATACGCCGACCGTGCCTGTAGATGCGGCAACAGTTGGCGCTGTGCAAGCGCCGCCCGGTGCTGACACGGTGAAATAAATGGGAGACGCGCCAGTGTCGTTGATGACCTGCACGCCAAAGCCACCTTCGGTCAGGTACACGAGGTCGACAGTGCTGGCCTGTAGTGTTGCAGCTGCGGTACGACGCGCTGATATGGAGTTACCGGGCATAGCGGCTCCTAGTTAGTTAGCAGGTGAACCCTCACAACAATGCAGCCGATAACCGCACGAGGGACAGCGCCAGTGGCATTGCACTGGGTCTAGCGATTCATAACAGTTGGGGCACTCAATCATCGGTGCCAACCGGGGATATTGGGAATGCCTTGGTTAGGACCAAAGGCCGCTATCGCATCCATAACAGCCTGGACCTGTGCATTCGGACGCTCAGGTGCGCGCGGTGGCTCCCACGGATTGAACGGCTTGGGTGCTTCGCCTTCACGTAATTGCTTGCCGCACTTGGAGCACGTCGTGGCGGTCGGGTCGTTTGGCTGACCGCAGGCGACGCAAGGTGGCTTCAACCCTTCTAACCATGCAACAGCTCCACTACCGCCGCTGTAGAACGCCAGACACCCGGCATCTGCCAAGTCGGGCGACGCTATACCGCGCTTCTTGGCCTGCTCTTTGGACTCCACCTTGATGCGTCCTCGCATGTCGTAGTCGTAGAACAGTGCAGACACCTGCGAACGCAAGATCGCTATCTCGCGCTGGTTGCAATCGGGATGAAAGCTCAGCGAGTTGTCGCGGAACCGATCACGAAATGACCACCATAGTTCGTCGCGCAACATCACGAAGTCTTCGGGATGATGTGTCTTGCTGCCAGCGTTCACGTCCACAACAGACAAACCAGCAGCACGCATGAAGTCGAGCACAGGACCGCCAAGACCGCCAGCGTCGCCCCATATTCTTGCCACGCCGTGTTCGCGTGCTCGATTAGCGGCCCAGCCACCAACTTCAGGACCGCTGGCACCGTGTAGCCGCTCTAGGTGAATGATCTGCGAACCACGCCTAATGCACATCGCAGAGTCGTCTGAACCGAACCTAGCGATGTCCAAACCCATCTGCGGGCGATCTTTGTCATCTTGTTCAACGACTTCAATCTTCGACCGCTCTACAACCCTGTCAAACCACGCAAGCGGGATAACGATGCGCGTGCCAACGTCTGGGAACTGTCCAAGAACCTTGGAAATCCAGCGCGGGTCATCCTCGCCCCACTCGTCACGCCGCTCCTCAACCCATTCACGGGTGACAAGTTTGGGATAAGGAACCACGCCTTCAGGTGCCAACAGGTTCGGCGTGTCAAATGCCGAAATGTTGATGCACTTCCATCGTGGATTCTGTGCTGCCTCGTAAAACGGACCTGATGATTCGATCGGGTTGCCAATCAGCAACGCGGCGGAATCGCCACCAGCAAGCAGACCACTGATGGCTTCAAAGATGTTCGGTTCAACACCGGCCGCTTCGTCAACGACGACAAGCACGCGACCTTCGTGATAGCCCTGTAAGTTCGTCGGGTCAACAACAGACAAACCGCGCGCCCAGTTGCTTGGAGTGATGATCCACTCGGGAGCACGCGGCAACAGACGACCGGGCAGGATTGGATTCCATGCCTTGCGGATCTCGCCCCATAGAATCGTCTCAACCTGATTCCACGTGGTAGCGGTCGTGATGGCAATAGCATCAGACGCCGTGGCTACCCATGCGATGACTACTCGGGCTGCGGTCCAGCTCTTGCCACTAGCAAAGCAGGACGGGACAACGACACGGCCACGGTCCCACAGTTCACGCATGATTTCCTGCTGAACTGCCCACGGTTGCTCTTGCAGAATGTCGTCAACAAACCCAACAGGGTTGTCGCGATAAGCGTAGAGCCTGCGGTTACTCTTCTCCGCTGCCAGTTTGCGAAGTTCCGTCAGCCTTTTCAGGCTCTCTGGTGTCGCTTCGATCCGCACGTTCGGCAAGTTGCGCCTCCAACTGTGCTATCTCGGCGTCTATCGCATCCTGTGGGATGATCTGGATAACCTGCCGCGACGGCGCATCGAGTCCAAGCAAACGGGAACGACGTTCCTGAATCTTGAGCAGGCGGTCCATCGCATTCAAAACGGGGGCGTCGTCGGCAAGCGGCGCACCATCAAGCGTGACGACCTTGCCCTGTTGCACGGTAACGTGTTGTGCCTCTAGCACCCTGACTGCATTGCGCCACATGTAGTCAAGACGCTCAAGCTCGTGAGCGCGGACTTCCTCTGTTGGTTCTTTGGCGCGACGAGCGAGACAACGACTGACCGCCTGCATCGCTCCCGTGTGGTCTGCGTAACCAAGCTCAAGTGCGATGGCGTGGTACGTCTGTCCATCGCGTCGCAGTTCAGTAGCACGGATCTCGCGCTCAAGTTCTGCCAGCGTCGCCTTATGTGCCATTTAGTGAACTTCCCTTGATGTGACTATTAGTGAACTTCCCTTGATGTGACTAATCGACCAGCTAAACGCGCTTGACGAGGAATATCACCAGCAGCACCAACACCACGACGACCAGGATGCCGATGAGCATCAGAACTTCGCCTCAAGCTCCTTGATGATCGCCTCAACCTTGGCTGCGACGGCGGTTAGGCGCGCGATGGCGTCCTTGGCCTCAGACTCAGCCTCGGGTAGAATGTCCTCGGCGTCCTTGACGGCAACTTTCTCGATCTTCTCTAGCCAACCTGCAAACGACATAATGCCTCCTAGTTATCGAACTTCATCTACGAGTCCAAGTTCCAGCGCTTCAGCGCTAGTCATCCCAACGTCAGACCGCTTGGATAATCGCTTCAAGAACGTCGCTGTAGTCTTGGGATTCAGTGGCATCGCACGAGAGGCGAGCATATCCCAGACGTTGCCAGACATCTTGTTGATCAGTTTCAGATTGTCTTCCTGTTGCGATGCTGACTGCGTGGTGTCCTTCTCGAACGACGACGTTGTTTCGTGTAATAACAGCAGCGCATACTTGCCCATCACGCGAACATCGCCAGTCTGCAATAACACAACACCCATGCTTGCAACCCAACCAAGACCGACTGTCGTGATCTTGTGTCCCTGACGGCGTAGATCGCTAAGGAAGTCAACAAGGGTGAATCCAGCAGGGACAGATCCCCCTGGCGAGTTGATGTATAAAGTGATGTCGAGATGCTCATCTGGTCCGACCTGTCTCGCCCAAGCAGTCAACGTGTTAATGCAAATTTTCACAGAGACATCAGCGATAGGATCATCGAACGTGTAGGTGTGATTGAACAAGTCGCTGACTCTAGCGAAACTTTCCTCGCGCTCAATCTTGGCACGCTGAATTTCTGCGATGGCATTCTCTATGGATGAATGCGCAATCATGAGTTTCGTCAACTCTTCGTCAGCGTACCCGCGCACGATCTCGGCATCGTGTGCCCGTGCGGCTGCGCGCTTCTCTTCTGCGGCAGCAAGCGCCAGTTCAGCCTCGGCGTTCGCTTTGGCTGCCTCAGCCTGCGCTTTCAACAGGTTCGCCGCTTCCAGCGCCGTACTTGTCTTCGTTTTCGCTGGCGTACGAGCCGTCGTGACCATCCATATCCTTTCCAAAACAGGCGTGCCACAATCGGTCGGCACGCAGGTCCATCGCTAGGTGTCTGTCTACGTCAATGCCGATCGGACTAATCCTTTCAACCCAAACCACAAGTCAACAGCAGCGTCCACATCTTCGGGCGGGAAGTTGTCATCCTCGTCGGCGCACTCGGGACACTCGCACGGCGGTAGCGGAGGTTCGCCGTCTGCGGCAGCGAGACAATCATCGCACACCCACTCGTCGGGTTCGTCCTCGGGTTCGATCGGCTCGCCGCACTCTTCGCACACGTCACGACCGAGCAGGTCGTTAATCTCGTGATCATTCTCAATGCTGCCGAACAGGTCATCCACCCACTCAAGTGCTGTCCAGATGTCACCCGGCAGCGGGTCAGGTTCGTCAAAGTCCGGCTTGCGGTGATACTCGTCAGACAGTGTACGCGCCTCTTCAATCGTGAACACGCCTTTGTACGCCAACGCTGCTAAAAGAACATCGGGTGACTTCATACCGCTCCAACCTTTCTCATTTCTTCCAAGGTTACCGCTCGGTTGCTAACGAACTCATCGTTGGGCATCTGCACGCCCCACTCATCAGGATCACTCGGGTGAAAATCCACCTCATGAAAACCAAACTGCACATCTTCGGGGTTGATGTCCATGAGTGTCGGCCCCCACCATTCCACGGGTTGCTCGTCTGCATGAACGTAGCGGCGGTGCGATGTCTTGCGGGATCGCGCGCATTCAGCGTCGCACATGTAGCACTGTGCCGAACCCGGCTCAGCCCAATCCGATAGACACCCAAGGCACAGCCGTCGACCGTTCACACGTAATCCGCCAGTCCTAAATCATGCACAGTCCCCTCAATTGTTATTCTAGCAATCGGTCGATGTGACACGACAAAAGTGCTAGTCAGAGGCATGTGACACCCCTTTGTCGCGTTCACGCTTGACCATGGCGATGAACTCGCCTCGATCGGGACGACCGGCACGATCCCACCGGCGTCCACACTTCTCATCAAACCCATTTCGCACTCCACCAAAGCACGGATCGCCGCATGCCAAACATTCTGGAATGGACCGTGATGCCCTGTCACGCACATCTGCGGGCGTAATCGCCTTGATGACCTTCGCCGTGTTCAACGCCCTGCGAAGCATATTGGTCAGGGTATTGATTGACATCTCGACAGAATCGTGATGCTGGGACTGGCTTACCGCCTCCTCCCCTGTAGGGTCAGACCATGGCGGCGACGGTGTACCAACCTCGGGCGACCCATCAGGCATACGCTTACGACGCGGGAGTTGACTCGCTCGCAACAAGACCTCCGTTATCATGGGGTCCAGTTCGGCGATGACATCTTTCAGATCGTCCCAGTCCTTCCGCGCCTGATTCTGGTCACGCCTACGCACAGTATAAAGTTACACGCTTGTAAGCATTCATGTCAACCGCTCTCACTCACAGTTCGCCGAACCCCCAGTCGTGACGTTTGGGATCATACTCGATCAGCTGCGACCGATGATCCATGATGCGAAAGTTGGGACCGAACTCCAGGTACAACATCCGAGCTAGGCGTTGGCCGACATCAAGAACGCACTTACGCTTTTGCCCATAGGTGTTGACGTAAACCGTGTACCTGACTTCGTTATCTTGTTCTGCGTTCATTCACCCTCCGTCCATAGTGGCTTCAACCGCAGAAACCGCTGATAGGTCGTACTGCCAGCCAACACCCGATCGTGACTCTCGGCAAACTGCACCGCGTGTTCCTCACAGACGGGAATCTCGATATTGCCCACAACGGCAACGCACGTCGCTGGTTCGCCATGAGCGACGTGACCAAGAAGTTCACCTGATCCCACCAAGCACGCCGTCATACTGGTTCCTCCCAATGTCCGATCCACGGCAATCCTGATGATTGCTTGTTGCGCTCCAACCAGTCCGGCCAATTGTGCTCGACACGTGACCCGCTGTACGGAGTCAGGGTCATTTTCCAAACAGGGAATGTCTTATCTGGTGGCGACAGACTCATGCGAAGTTCGCCCCATCGCATCCACAGCGACGATCCGAACGGCACGAGGTCTCGCACGCCACCCTGACCCTTTGGTGCGTGATGCTCCAGCACCAACGCAAACCCGTAGCGAGTCCGCAGGTCATCGAGTATTTCTTGCATCTGCCCGGCGGCCTCCTCGTCCGTCTCGCGGGTGGAGTGACGACGGAACGACTTGTACAGCGGACCGAGACACACCAGTTCGGGCTTGTGTCGACGGAGCACTTCCTCAAACTGCCCACGGTCGGACCGTTTCCGCAGGTCAACGCCACCAGGACGATGCCACACGGCACCACGACCGTCAGTCTCTCGGTGCCACTGCGTAGCGTGACGACACAGCCGGTCAACCCAGTCCAACAAGTGATCCTCGGGGTTTTCAAGATCAACCAACAATGTGCGCACGGGTTCCTGTGTGACATCACCGCCCACGAATGGACGCATGCCAGCAGCAGCGCAAACGGCAAGCTCGCGCAACAGGAGAGACTTTCCGGCACCCTCTGGACCAACGAACGTGGCCCGCCAGTCGCGCCGCAGCATCCCGCGCAGTATCCATGGCGACCGCTGCTCTGGTGGCTTGGCTATCAGCTCCTCGAACGTCATGAACCCTAACGGCTGACCACTTGGCACGTGTGAGTCGATGCTGCGCAGGTCGGCAATCAGTTCGTCCACGATCTCATCGGGGTCTTTCACCTGATTGCCAAGGTCGTCCTGTGCCGCCCACGCCAATGTCATCGCTGTACGTGCTACAGAGTGCCTGCGTACGATGTGCCCGTAGCGTTCGATAGCACTGACGGCGGGCGCGTTGCTCAGCGCCGAGATGAGGTCCGCTGTCAGCGGCTCCATCCACCCTTGTCGCTTGGCGCAGTCGGCGACCGTTACGGCGTCGGCACGCTTGCCCTCCGCGAACAGTGCGATGATGGCCGACACGGCCGCTTGGTTCTTCGGTCCGTAAAAGTCCGCTGGTCGCAACCACTCAGACACCCACCGTGCGGCGTCATTGCTAGCGAGGCAGCAGCCGATAACGGCTGACTCGGCGTCGAAGTCGTGCGGTGCTGAACGGGCAAGTGGAGTCATACAGGGATGCCGTTCACCGTGTACCCTGACGCACTCGAAGGTGCACCGCCACGGCGCACTATCGGATCTGCTGGTTCCTGCCAATCGACCCAGCACTTATCGCGCAGCCACCGCATCGGGTCTTTGGCAATCGTCAATCCTCCGTTGCATGCTGCTGCGTAGTTGCATGCTCCGTCAATAGCGGCATGGCGGTCAGTCTCTGAAAGTTTCTTCCACCGTTCTTCACTGTCACCTCGTCCAAGTCGCTTCCCGTTGCGCTTGGGATAGATTTCCCAAAACTCATCGAAACCAAGAAGCAAATCGATGTGTTCCTCCGGAACACTTCCTATGATCCTAGATCCTATGATCCTAGATCCTAGATCAGGGCGGAGAAACTCCGGAGACTCTCCAGAGTTATTCGCGAGTGATTCCGGAATATTTCCGGAGGGGTTCGGGATTCTCGACGGACCCGGATGTGAAATCTTCTGGTGCTTCCACTCCCTGACCTGGATATATCTCGCTCCGTTGACCTCGTAGCGCACGATGGCATCAACGTTTGCGAGTGCTTGCAGCCAACGCTCCACGCACTTAGCGGTCACATGTTCGTCGTGTGGGAAAAGTGATCCGGCCAATAATTTTGACGAATCGATCAGCTTTCCTTCGTCATCGGCCTCAGTCCAGATACCAACGAACAAAAAACGCGCCTCAATTGGTACACGAGCGAGCGTCGCTGACGTGAAAGTCTCGGGCTTGATGGATCGGATTCTTGCCATCAGTTCGCCTCTGTGAGGTAGACGCGGGCTGCTGCCTGACGGTCCTCAACGCCGTGCCAGCAACATCCACAGAAGTAGGACCAGGTGCCATGCGACGGGATTCTCTTGTTGCTCATGGCGATTTGAATGTAGTGATTTAGGTCTTCGTTATCAAGCCCCAACTCGGCCCATCGCCGTAATCCCCGTCGTAAGCGTCTTCCTGTGCGCACCAGTAGCATGCGCCGCCAGAGGTTTCGACCTCGTTGCCGTGCGGACAGTAAAACGGCCCGTCGTGTTCATCGTCGTCTTCCTTT